GACTCGTCGTCCCACCGTATATCGACCCCGCGCTCGTTCGCCTCGCGCATAAAGTTGTTGATATTTTCGCGGCTTAAACCGTCGCATTCAAGCTCGACGCCAACGGTACGAGCTAACATTTTTTGCGCTATTTTGCGCGCTTGATTTTGAGTAATTTCATTCATTTGATTTTTAATTTAATTGCGCCGCGGAATTGCGACGTTGGAAAGAGTAAGGCAAAAAACGGGTACCCCGTCAAACTTTAATTTCATTTTTTTACGGGTACCCCATTCGCAAAAAGCGGGTACCCCATTCGACGCAAAAAGCGGGTACCCCATAAACGGGCGCCCCGACAAAAAGCGGGTACCCCATAACCAACCCATAACCGCGCCCCAATACGTCCCGTCTCGCGTAAATAAATTATTAGTACACGCGTAACGCGCGGGGCTTATACGTGCGCGTATGCGCGTAGCGTAACGCCCGTGCGCGCGCGCGAGGGGGGCGGGGGTCAACTTTCTGCAACTCGTTCGATATATATATACATATATTGCCCCTTAAAAAATTAGATGCCCTATAGGGCTTGACAAGGTGCTGCCCATTATATTACTGTTTGTTATCTTGTTTGGTATAGGTGTGCAAAATTTGCCCCTTGGATAAGGTAAATTTACCCCATGAGTATAGAAAAGGAGCTAGAGGAAGAGATAAAGTTAGCAATAACGCAAGTTGCTGAGAGTAAAGAACTTGCAAAAGTGCGCAGTTTATCTAGGCACGCGCCAGAAAAGGTAGCTAAAATACTGTATTTGCACGCTATTGGAGTGTCTCAGACGGCAATGATACGAAAATATGGCTTTGACCGAGGTACAATCATCAATACATTGGTAGATTATGCGGACTACAAGAGTGCATTTCGGGAGCTTGGTGGTCAGTTATCTGCTAGAAGCTATGTAAATTTGGAGAGCTTAGAAGAGGATTTGATAGAAAGTGTAAGAGAAAAGATACATACTGGAGAATATGAGCCTACACCCAGGGACATTAAGGAGATAAGTATAGCCAAGGCTAATTCCGCGCGTCAAGCTTTGACCGCCAGAGGCGAGGCTAGTTCTATTACAGAAAGCAGGAATGTAGTAACGCAGGAAGATTACGAAGAGACTATAAGAAAGGCAAAGGAAAGAATCAAAGTAATAGAAGGTGAGGTAATAGATGCCGAAGGGTGACATGAGTCCGCAAGAAGAAGAAGCGTTTGCTAAGGCAAAGGCTATCTTATCTGAACATTTTCCTAATTGGGCGATACTCGTTATAGATGACGAAGCTTCATTAGCATATGATTACACTAATTATTACATAGGTAAGACTCTCTGCCGAGAGACCTTAGCTGAAATGAACAAAGATGATATAGAGTTTATATGGGAAGAAGCAGAGTCGGAGGGCGAAGAGGATGGAACTTAGCTTTACGCCGCATCCGATAATCAAGCCGCCTACAGACGAAGAGATAGTTGCTCTTGGCGAACACGATACTCAGTTGTTAAAGGCTTTATATGATGCACACGAAGGGCGAATCCGAGCTTCTGAAGAAGACCCTATACGGCACGGCTTTGATTTGGCGGGTTGGGAGAGAATGTACGAAGGTTTGGCTGAGTACAATGAGTGCCTGGTACTTGGAGGAAACCGTAGTGGTAAGACCACAGGTTGTGCAAAATTGCTGATGAAGGCGGTTACAGAGAACCAGAATGGACACGTTATATGTTTTTCGCAGAATATAGATACAAGTATCAAGATTCAACAGAAGGCTGTTTGGGATATGATGCCCAAGGAGTTCAGACGAAAGACTAAGAGTACAGAGGGTTACATCAATTACTCTATGCAGAATGGATTTACGGGGCAGAGCTTTATCTTCCCAGACACCAAGACTAGGGTAGACTTTAAGACATATACGCAGTTCAGTAACAATCAGACCATCTTAGAGGGTTTTGAGTTCGGCTTCAAGAAGCCCGAAGGCACTAACATAGGAGCTTGGCTTGACGAATACCTTGGCGATGCGACCCTAGTGAACACCTTGCGATTTCGTCTTGCGACTAGAAACTCTAAGTTGCTTATAGGATTTACGCCGATTGACGGGTACACACCATTTATAAATGAGTACCTACGAGGAGCAGAAACATTAGAAACACGAGAAGCGAAGTTATTAAATAGAGCATTGCCAGTTAAACAGTATAGTACAGAGAGAGATGCGAGTATTATATATCTGCATTCTGATGAAAATCCTTTCGGCGGATATGAACGTATTGCAAAAGATTTAAAAGGACGACCAGAAGAAGAGATAATGGTTAGAGCATATGGTGTACCAGTTAAGTCAATGACAAGTCTGTTACCATTGTTTAATACAGAGGTAAATGTACTTTCTGAAACAGAAAACAAATATGGACGCACCTTCCCAAATATTAAGGATAGAACACGATTTACTTGTTATCAAGTGGTTGACCCCGCAGGAGCCAGAAACTATACTGCAATATGGGCTGCAGTTAATAGACAAGGACAAGTATTTATTCGCAAAGAGTTCCCAGATAGAGATACATATGGAGAATGGGCTGTTTTTGGCGACCCAAAGTGGAGATACGGACCTGCTTCTAAAAAGATTGGATACAATGTCGAAGGTTACGTAGAATTATTTAAGGATATAGAAGATGACCTTGGCATTAAAGTATTTGAAAGAATTGGCGACTCTAGGTATTTTGCACGAGAAAATGAAAACAACGATGATTTGTTTACTACATTTAGTGATTACGGAATGGATTTTGTTCCTTCTGATGGTCGTACTGAAGATATGGGAATATCTGCATTGGACGATTGGTTTAACTACAATCCCAATATTAAGATAGATAATGCTAATGAACCTATGTGTTTTATACACAAGGACTGCGGTAATCTAATAGATAGTATTATCAACTACAACAGTAAAGGTAAAGCCGATGAAGCACTAAAGGATTTTTTTGATGTCTTAAGATATTTGCGAATGGCAAACGGTGGCGAAGGTCCCGACCACGTAAACAATCAAGACTTAACTACAACCCGAAAAGCTAAAGGAGGATATTAATGCCTAAACGAAAACTAAAAGATATAGCGGATGACATGGGGATTTCTTTTGAAAAAGCATTAGAAATATCTTCATTGCATCTTGAAGAAGATATGGTCACAGGACGTGGCAAAAACACTTGGATTAATGAACAAGGACAAGATATAATGGATACCTATATACCTGTACCGCAAAAGTACAGAGCCAAGGTATTATCTATTGCCCCGAATCAAAGATTCTCGTTTGTATATATAAAAGAAATGCTACGTAAAGTACCTATACTTATGCCACGAAGACTCCAAGGACATAATGGGGTTGGCAAGTATGTTTATATAGAAGTAGATAACAGCAGCGAAGAGCCAAAGTTTAAATGGGTCGAGCCGCCTAGTCTTGATTAATATGTTATAATTTGCCGAAATGGAAAATACCGAGACCGCTAAATCTCTTACATACGTAAGTAAAACACCCGATGTCAATACTTTGCGTTGGGCATACAGTAAAACAATTGCCGACCTAGAATATTATTTCGATTTATGCCGAAGCAGTTATGATGACAGGAGGAACTGGTGGGCGGGGAAAAGCCGCGACCACCGTAAGCACGGTGCAGATGCTTTTCCTTGGGAAGGTGCATCGGATATTGAGTCCCATGTTATTGATGAACGTATAACTAGACTAGTAGCTATGTTCATGTCAGCGGTTTCAAGAGCAAATGTTAGAGCATTTCCTACAGAAACAAATGATATTGCTAGAAGTAGAGTAGTATCTAGTTTTCTAAAGTGGATGATTTCTAGTGGGTACATACCTAGGTTTAAAAAAGAAATGGAACTAGGTGCTAATTATTTACTAGAAAGAGGTATATTAATTACATATATAGGTTGGCAAAGGGAAGATAGAAAGTTTTTACAAGAGCTAGACCTAAATCAAATAGCTTCAATAGCACCAGAGGTAGCGGAATCTATAGCAGATGAAACTAATACTGAAAATGTAGCTAATCTTTTGATTGCTGCATTCCCAGGTGTAAATACAGAAAGAGCCAACAAAGCTATTTCTGACTTAAGAAGCACAGGTAAAGCAGAGTTACCTACAGTAAGAAGACAAGTAGATGCTCCAGAAGTAAAAACACTTGCACCCGATGGAGACTTTTTCTTTCCTAGCTATGTAACAGACCCACAAAGAGCGCCATATTGTTTTTGGCGTACTTACTACACAGCACAAGAACTAGAGAACAAGGTAGTAACAGACGGTTGGGACCAAGATTTTGTAGACGTAATGATAGAACGATACAGAGGTATCAATATTAATTCTATTGAGAACGAACAAGAAGGCAGAAGGTCAAACAATGTAAGTGACACTATCTATGAATCAGATGATTTAATTGAAATCGTTTATGGTTATCAAAGATTATTTGACGAAGAAGATGGTTCAGAAGGTATTTACTG